AGATCCTGAAGCTTATCAAGCCGTAAGAGATAAACTGCATAGTTTATTACAAGAGAGTAATTTAAATTTAGATTAATATGAGTGTAAAGAAGAATAACTACAAAGTAGTTGAGTTAAAAGATGGTTTGGAAACTGTTTTTACTGTAAAAAAAAGAGTATTATGCTTTTTTTGGGTTTCAGTTAAAAACAAGAAAAAAATTAAAATGTTTTTTGAAACAAAAAGAAGTGCTCAAGCATACATAAACTTCCTTAAGTAGTAAGATAAAGGGTTGGTTAGGAAGAGTTAGATTTTTAAAACAACTTATGGGAGTTAGTTACGGAGTAAACAAACGTTTAGCAATTAGACCTATAGAAACTTTTTTAACAAAGCGGTATCCTGGTTTTACAGAAAATCAGGTAACTATGCTTTGTAAAAAAGGTTATTATAGGTTCTTAGAAAATGAAGATTTTGAATTATATATGAAATATAAAGATATTTACATTAAAATTCCTGAGATCAAAAATTTAGTTAATGTAATTGTTAAAGAACATTTTTATATGACTAAAGAAGTAGATCAAAATTTACATTATTTATGGCATCTCTATAATCATGGTTCAAATGCTGGTGATTACCGGCCTTTTATATTATTAGCAGAGATCCAATTACTGAAAGTATTAGATTATATAACTGAAGATGAAGCATATAACATGTCTAACATGATGCAGTCTGAAGATATTGATAATCTAAATCTTGTGTATTTTTCCATACTTAATATGAGAAAGAAAAGAATAGAAGAACATGGAGAATATGGTATAGGTCCCGTAAGTGCAAGACTTAGTGAAATAGTAAAGGATTATCCACACAGTGTTCTATCTAAAGAATTATTTATAGCAACTTATAATATACAGTCATGACAGAACAAGATTTAATTGATTTAGGCTTTATTAAAGTAGATATTACTGATGAAGAAAGTCAAAACGGATATGATTATCATTATTATAATCTTGAAGTATTTGATAATCTTATACTAAGTTCAGTAGATAGTGATGAAGTAAAAGATGACCAGTGGTTTATTTATAACCTAGACTGGCCACTTAACTTTAGAATAACCGATAAAGAACAAGTTATTCAGTTTCTAGAGATCCTTCATTGTCCGCATCAGAATGTAGTTTAGCTTTTTCAGCAAGAATATTAAAGATAACTAATGTAGCTGCTGATTTCCAGCACTCATCTATTTTTTGAGAAATTAAATCCATAGGAGCAGGTGTTGTTAAAACTTCACCTGTTCTTAAATGGATCTTAGTTCCCGCATCAGAATTCATTGCATTAACAAATGATATTCTGGTTATATGAGTAACATTAAGATGCTCAATATAAGGACCATCTTTATCTGTAAATTCTATTGCTAAAAACATTAGACTATTTGATTACCTTCTATTTTATAATTATTAACTTGAACTTGACCACCTACTTTCTTTAAGATAGCAAAACCATGGTTCCATTCATTGATCTCTAAATACTCAGGAGTAAGCTCACATAAACATCCAAGGCTATATGCTCTGATTATTGTTGAATCTCCTGGTCCATAGACTCTTTGAATACTAGAACTAGTTTTGTGAAAGTGATTAATAAGACAGTTAGTCTTTAATCTCATTAGAGCAGTACGTGCTGGTACAACACCACCTGCACCTGGTATCTTATCTCCATGCTCTATAAGGAAGTCTCCAAAGACAACTTTAGATCTGAATGGAATATATTGTACACCATATTCTGCAACATGTAATAAGACATCAAGTCTGAATTCATCCATGTCTATAAGTTCTGATGCTTTTACTCTAAGGTATCTTTCAAATCTATTTTCATGGTTACCCGGAATTAGATAAATTGGAATACTTGGGAATCTAGATCTACAATAGTCTAGAAATTGTTTACCTGCTTCTATTTCCTGTTTTAAATGAACCTTTCTTTGATCTTTCTCATGAAATGAAAGCTGATAGAAGTCTAGTAAATCACCATTGATGAATAAAGATTCTATCTTTTCTTCTTCCATTTTAGCAAATGCTACTTCTATAGCATCATTATCTTGGTAAGGAATGTGAACATCTCCAATGATGCCAACTGATTTAGTTCCCGTAGGAAATACAAAAGTATCACGCTTGCTAGCATAAGACTCAGGTAAGAATTTTTCTTTCATAGTGAATTCTACTTTAAGTTCTTTTTGATGTGTTTTATCTTTCAGATTTTTTCTGTGTCTTGGTCCCATTTGACCTCTGTAATACCTAACTTTATTGTATACTCTTTCAAAAGAATAAAAGGTTGGGTGTTCTGCGTATATTTTTCTAGCTAAGGTTAGGGAAGGAGCTTTTGGAAAATTAGAAAGATACTCTAGTATTATATCAGTATCTTTATCTCTATTACTTTTAACTGCCATATTTTAATCAATCTATTATTAATATACAAAAAATAATCAACATGTTTACTGTAAAACTAATCAAACAGGATGGAAAGTTAGGTTATCTTAATGATAAATCCAAATTAAATTATCAAATCTTTGTAGATAAATTATCTGAAGGTCAAGAAGTTGAAGTCTTTATGGGATTAACTTCAGAGAATGCATCAGTTGCTCAACTAGCAAAAGTGCATGCATGTATTAGAGAATTAGCCAAAGAATCTGGTTATAACTTTAATGAAATGAAACAATTAATTAAAGAATCATCAGGCTTATGCTATGATGTAGAACATGTACAAATGTGCAAATCATTTGCTGATTGTAGTAAAGATGAATTGGCTTTAGCAATTGAAGCTTGTGTTTCTATTGGTAGAGATAACTATAATATGAACCTTACTTAGGTTCTACATAACCTGTATCTCCTGGTTGAAGAATTTCTTTTTCCTCAATCATTTTTTCAGCTATTGCTTCTTTTTCAATCTCACCTAATAATAAAGCAACTGTATAGAAAGACTTTTGTAAATCATCTAGATCTGCATAGTTTTTTTGAACCGCTTCTTTAAAGTAGACTTCTTTATTATCTCCGGTATGCTGAGTGAATAAATAAAATGATAATGCTTTTGTCATTTGATAATAACCTTTGTTAACTTTAATATTAACAATAGCATCATCCTTCATTTCTTTTACTTTTACTGCCATAATTATAACTTTGTAACAAATTTAATAAAAAAATATGAAACAACAACTTGATCTTGAAGATATTAAAAATAAACTTTATCAAAAGCTAGAAAAATCTGGCTGGGCAGTTAAACTTAGAGGCTTTATATACAGCAGTGACTTTGATAATATTATCAAACAATTAGCAAGATTGTCTCTAGATGGTAAAAGGTTTACACCTAAGTTAAGTCAAATGTTTAGAGCATTTGAAGAATGTCCTGTAGATCAACTTAAAGTAGTTATTATAGGGCAAGATCCTTATCCACAATTCGGTGTAGCTGATGGTATTGCATTTAGTTGTAGTAATACAAATGAAGCAGAGACTAGTTTAAAGTTTATGCTTGATGAAATTAACAGACATGTGTATAAAGGACATCCCGGGTCTTTAGATCCTGATCTGACTAGATGGTCAAATCAAGGTGTACTAATGCTTAATACAGCTCTGTCAACTACAGTAGGTAAAATAGGACAACATTATTCTATATGGCAGCCTTTTTTAGCTTACTTATTTGATTACTTAACATGGAATATAAACGGTATAGTTTATGTTTATATGGGTAAGGAAGCTAAGACTTGGTCAGATGCTGTAAATGAAAACAATTACAAATTTTATGTGAGTCATCCAGCTAGTGCTGCATATGCAGGAGATAAGATTTGGGATTCACAAAATGTATTCAATGAAGTTAACAAGCTTATTGAAAAAACAAACAACACTAAAATTATCTGGTAATGACTGAAATATTTAACAGATTAATACAAGAGAATTTAACTCCTAATACATATTATGTATTACATTGTATAAAAGAAAAGACTGTACCAAATAATTTTATTAGTAAAAGTCTTGAAGTTACAAAGTTAAAAAATGATAAATGGTTAGATAAAGATTTGAAATTAACAACTAAAAGTATTATCTTTATGGAAGAGATTAACAGTTTCTTCAAAAAAACCAAGAAAAAAACTTCTCAAGCATTACTAGGTCAAGACTTTATAGATAAAATCCAGGAGTATGTAGAAATATTCCCTAATAGGAAACTCTCCTCTGGAAAATATGCTAGAGTTAATGCCAAGAATCTTGAAGTAAGTTTCAGATGGTTCTTTGAGAACTTTGACTATGATTGGCCAACACTTTTGTTAGCCACAGAAAAGTATGTTGATGAATACAGTGTAAGGAACTATGAATTTATGAGGACTGCACAATATTTTATCAGGAAGCAAAACATAGATAAATCTTTTGAATCTGATTTAGCAACATACTGTGATCAAGTTAATAATTCTTTAGATGAAGACACAGATTATTTTAAAGAGAGAATTGTATAATGGGAATCAGCAAAAATGTGATTTTAACTTTTTTAGCAATTATAGGTAGTATTATAGCCTTCTTCATTGTTGATTTATTTATTGTAACTGTTACAATAGGTCAATACATAGCAATTGAAGTTGTTATAAGCATATTACACTATATGTATAATAAAGCAAAAGTCCAGACTTTTAACAATTAAATTATGGCGGATTTATTTAATGGAGCCAGGCCACTAAAGCCTGTTAGTGAAAGAGATGCTTTAAGAAAAGCTATCTTAAAAATCAAAGCAAGAAGAAAAGGAGAACTAAGGTCCCTTAAAAGTGCATGGCCCAAATTTAATGATGCTTTTTGCGATGGATTAGAATGGAGAACTATCACCATAGTAGGTGCTAGACCCGGTACTGGGAAAACTTTATTCATGGAACAGTTGATTAGTGATATTATTGAACACAATGCTGACCAAGAATTTAGAATTCTTAAATTCCAGATGGAAATGGTTGATGAAACCAGTGGGGTAAGAAAATTAAGTCTGAATACAGGTGCTGATTACAATACTCTTATGAGTAAAGGAGGAATTCCCGTTGATGAAAAGGTGTTCTATAAATGTGTAGACTTTTATGATAGAACTGTTAACAGTGATTTCATTAATGTAGTCTATGATGCATGTACAGTAGATGAAATGTGTGCTACAATTCATTATGAAATGGAGCAAAACAAAAAGCCAGATGGTACATATACTAATCTGCTTGTTGGCATTGATCATTCTGCACTATTTAGAGTTGGCAAAGGACAAAAAGACAAATTTGAGATGTTAAATAGCTTAGGTGAAGCTCTCACTATGATGAAAAAGAAATATCCAGTTGCTTTTGTGGTACTTAGTCAATTAAATAGAAATATAGATGCTCCGGATAGACAACGGGATGGTGAATATGGAAATTATATTCTTGATTCTGATATCTATGGTTCAGATGCTTTATTACAGCATGCTGATGTAGTTATGGGAATTAACAAACCTTCAATTAGAAAGATAAGACAGTATGGTCCAGAAAGATTTCTTATTACGGATGAGGACATGCTTGTATTTCACTTTTTGAAGTCAAGAAATGGTACAACTAGAATTAGTTTCTTTAAACTAGATAGAACTACCATGAGAATAATAGAAATAGACACTCCTGCTCAAGCTACAAAGAAAATGTCAATTTAAAAAAGAAGTATGAATGTAAGAAAAGAAAAAGAAAAAGAATTTTTTGTCCAACACATGGAAACCTTTAAAGCTATTGGTAACCCAGATCCATTTTTTATTATCAAAACAGCCTTTTTTCAAAAAGGTAAGTTTGGTAGACATGTTCAGTTTTTTGAATCTGAAATTGGTAAAGGGGAAGATATCTATATTGAGTTCTATGATAATGTTACTGATGCAAATGGTTCAGTTACTAATGTAATACCATTTTCAGAGGACAGACAATTGTTTAAGTACAAGTATAATCCTTTCTATGTAGAGGAATATGAAACTAAATCTGGTACAAATTATAAAGGGGAACCTTATGTATTGTATACAGTCCCTGTATCTGAAATGTGTGCAGTTCTAAAAGATGGAACTGAGATTACACACTCTCTTTATGAAAAGAGAAAAACAGATGCTGAAACAAAAGTAAAAGAAGAAGAAGTAGAATTACCAAAATTACAAAGTAGCTTATTTCCAAACTTTGATGAAGAATTTCCTTCAGAAAAGAAGATAGACATATCTTCAATATTAGTAGGTGAAGATGCTCTTATGTCAGATATGACAATTAGTGACTTTGCAGCCATTATGTGGAAGCAGCCTGTTAGTAATAAACTATGGTTAAACAGTTTAATAAATAAATTATGAGTATAATACTTCCTACTGCTAAAGTAAAAGCAGATAGAAAAAATCCTAAAAGATTAATTATTTATTCTAAGCCAAAGACTGGTAAGACAAGTGCTTTTGCCGGATTAGAAAATAATTTAATCATTGATTTGGAAAATGGTTCTGATTATGTAGATGCATTAAAGATTAAAGTTGAAAATTTACAAGAACTTTTAGAAGCTGGTAAAGCAATTAAAGAAGCTGGTAAACCATACAAGTATGTTACTATTGATACAGTAACTGCATTAGAAGATATGGTCATGCCTCTTGCTATAAAATTATATAAACAAACAAGCATGGGTAAAAATTATGATGGAGATAATGTCTTGTCATTACCTAACGGTGCTGGTTATTTATATTTAAGACAAGCTTTCTTTCAAGTTTTAGATTTTATTGATACCTTAGCACCCCATATTATTTTAGCAGGTCATATCAAAGACAAGCAAGTAGATGATAAAGGTGAGATGGTATTAGCTGCAAACATTGATTTGACAGGTAAAATTAAATCTTTAATCTGTGCAAATGCAGATGCAATTGGTTATATGTTTAGAAAAGGTGACAAAACTATTCTATCATTTAAGACTAGTGAAGAAGTGACTTGTGGTGCAAGACCAGAGCACTTGAGAAATGAGGAAATAGTAGTTTCTGAATTGAATGAAAAAGGTGGATTAGATTTTCACTGGGACAAAATTTATGTATAATAACAAATAAAAAATAAACAAAATGGCTTTAAGTACAACAGACTTAGGAACAGGTGGATCAGGAATGGCAAAAACAATTGCACCAGGTAATCACACTTTAAAAATTAACAGTATTGTCTTAGAAGACTTTACATTTATTGAAGGTGCAAAACACATGATATTAAATGTAGAAACAGAACCTTTAGAAGGATTTGAAGGCTTCATGATTGACAAAGATGATGCAAGTAAAGGTCATTATGCTGGTCAAATTGGTAGAATCAAAGCAAGTCAGTATGCATTTGCAGACGGTGAGACTAAAACTGGTATCAAGATCCAAAGAGATAGATCAGTTCTAATCTTTTTACAAAACTTATCTAAAGCATTAGGAGTAAGTGAGTGGTTTACATCTCAAGATGGTAAACATGATACTATTGAAGACTTTGTAAGTGCCTTTAATAAAAGTGGTGTCTACAAAGATATCTATCTTGATTTCTGTATTGCAGGTAAAGAATATGTTGGTAAAACAGGTTATACAAACTATGATATGTACTTACCAAAAGCTGATAGAGGTACTTATGTTTACACTGAAACTGAAGGTGATAAACTAATGACTTACAATGAAGCTCTTCACTTGAAAAAAGCTGAAGTAAAAGAAGTAAAAGGCTTTGGTGATGATGATGACAATTTATCTATCCCATCTAAAACATCTTCTGATTTCTCTCTAGATTAATTTTAATTAATTGATGGGGATGTCAGAAAAGGTGTCCCCATTAATTTTTAATTATCTGATTATGATTTCAACTAAGAATATAATATCTAAACTTTCTCAGGTGCCAATAGAATGGCCTTTTGAATATTATTTAAATTTAAAAGAAAAGCTTTCAGGTCAAGATATTAAAATACTTTCTGCATTTAATTCTAAAGATAAAATACCATCTATGTTTATATACATGGATAGTAGTAATATGATGTATAAATTTAAGGATTTTTCATCTGGTTATCAAGGAGATAACATACAATTAGTAAAGTTATTATTTAACTTACCTGAAAGAGGAAATGCTGTTAGTAAAATAATTAATGATTACCAAGACTATGTTCTAAATCATAATGTACAACCTAAAACAGAATTTAAATTCCATGATAAGTTCAAAGTAGTTGACTATGAAATGAGACACTGGAATAATTTAGATTCTATTTTTTGGACAGGATTTAAAATTAGTTCAACTCTTCTATCAATGTATAATGTGGCACCTTTAGCCTATTTTACTATGGAAAAAAGAGAAGAAGATAATTCTGTAACTTCATTTATTTTTGATAAACCATTTTTATATGGATACTTTAGAGAAGACGGTGAACTGTATAAAATTTACATGCCTAAAAATATAAACAAGAAGTTTATTAAGGTGCAAAATTATGTACAGGGAATAGACCAACTTAAATATGATTGTAAGTACTTAGTAATTACATCATCACTTAAAGATCTTATGTGTTTTAGAAAGCTTGGTATTGGTAATGTAGAATGTATTGCTCCGGATAGTGAGAATACAATGATTGGAGAATCTATAATTAGTAAATTATTACCACACTATGATAAGATTATTGTATTGTTTGATAATGATGAGCCTGGTATAAAAGCTGCTCAGAGATACAAAGACAAGTATGGTTTTGATTATGTGGTACTTAACATGTCAAAAGACTTATCAGATTCAGTAAAAGATCATGGTATTGAAGCTGTGAGAGATAAATTATTACCATTACTAAAACAAGCATTGTGAGTAGCTTTATTAAAAAAATAAAAACAAGGATGAGTCTAGCAAAAACAAAGGATGAACT